GTTCATAGCAAGTGAGACGCTCTTAACTTCGCTCAATGTGTCGTAATCTTCCTGAATCTGCTTAAACCTGCTTATCTGCTGTGCAAGGTAGCTGTCAGAAATGCCGACTTCCACATTGTTAAAATGATCCTGGTCAAGAAGTGTTCCCTGCTGGATAACCTGGCCATGCTGATCTTCGACGTGATTAAGCCAATAAGTCCTTGAATACATCGTCTATACCTCCTTCCTTAAGTTTCTATCAACGGGAATGTAAACCTTAAAAGGGCTGAGTTAAGGCTTGTTCTCACAAGGCTTATGGACTGCTGCCCTGCAAGGTCGCCTTCTACGTCATATACCCTGACTGCGGTTATCGTATCCGCTGCGCCGCTTGATGGACAGTTTACATACACGATTACATCAGTCCCGTTGAGTTCTTTGCTGTTGATTGTTCCGTTTCTCCATGTAGAGTTGTTTGTCTGATACTGAAACTTCACGATGCTGTTCAGTAATTCATTTCTTCTCTTGTTAAGAAACGTGTTGCTGAAAAATGCCATGCCTTTTATCTCCTTTCATAGAATTGCTTAGTCATCTCCACATATTGTCACACCACAAAGTCCATGATTTGTATTGTAAGCCTTTGCTTTGCTGTTCCAAAGTTGTATTCCATTGTTGCCGCTATATCCTAATGTCGCTAACAAAGGTTGTGCTCCTGCTTCTTCATCCTCGCTGCACTCTAAGGCATCCCCGTTATAACCGTTAACCTGCGCCTGCACATTCTCTGTAGGATTGAGTGAATAACCCATTGTCGAGATGTCCGGTAATGTTCCGGCTTCTGGCTGGTCGCTCATAAACAATTCAGGTCTTGCCCCTATGTTTATACCGTTGTCATCGGTATAACCCAAAGTTGACGGCATCCAGTACTGGCCACAAAGTATTGTGCCGCATTCCGGCCCGGTGCTTGTCCATGCTTCGATCTTCTTTTTGATCTCTATCTGATGCTTTATCATGTAAGCGAATGAGTCTAAGTGCTGTGAATACTTCTTGACTCTTTCGAGCTTCTTTTCCATTGTGACTGCATCAATATCATAAACCGGATTGTTTACACTGTCGGATATATCAACGTACAGTCTGAAATATCCGGGAGTGCCGCTGTACTGGTACCACTCTTCGACTTCTCCGCCGCCAAATATTGTTGTGATTAGATTCTCAACGCTTCCGGTTGATCCTGCTGTCAGGTATTGCGGTAAAGTCTCTTTAATTATTCTTCGCTTTGCCTCTGTAGTCAGCGACATATCGTAATACAGTGCGTCAAGCTCTATGGCCAATAGGTCAAGTACTGCGTCCTCCTGCTTATCTATCGCCGCATAAAGCCCTATCCTCGTACAATAGTCTAAGAACTGTCTCAGTGCCATATTTATTGCGTATGATATTGCTCTGACTTCCGGCTTTTTCGAGAGGACATCCGGCAGAATTTCTTTTATTTCGCTGTCATAAAGATTTATCATGTTTCCACCTTCTCGCTTCAGTTTGTACGCTTTTCAAGTCTGTTTCTATATTTGCCTTGTGTATGCTTCAAAGTGTACGCTTTTTAGTCTGCTTCCGTTCCGCCATAATTTATTGTGACTGTTCCGGTCTTAGGAAGTACGCTGTCAGATATTACAGTCTGTGCCGGGTATGTAACCGATACTCTCTTTGCTCCTGCTTCCATAACAAGCCTTATCAGATAATCAGGGCTTATATCCCTTCCGATCTTCGCTGTCTGCCAGCTGTTATATTCTGCTACTGCTGCCGCTACGTTGCTTTGTATTGTCGTTGCAACTGCGCTGTCGCTTGCCGCTATGTAATATGTTATCTCGACATTGTAGGTTGATGTACTCGGTGCTGCGACTGTTATCTGATCTCCCAAAGGTTTTCTGATCTTTTCGTCTAAGTAGTCCGCTACTGCCTGTATCTCTGCCGCTGACGGTAAGCTTCCGTCCGACATTGTGAATACTATGTAAACCTCGTTGACATCAGGAGTAGTAACCCTCACATCTCCTATGCCTCGCATTGACTCTCTTACCATGTACTCGTAAGCGTCCTCGGTTCCGGCTGTTGAATAGCCCTTGCCTAAAGCATAGATCCTTGACTTTAACTCGTCGTCGCTCTCCCTGTCTGCTCCGCCGTATGTTTCTGTAGTGTTCGATACTGAAACTACATAAGGCAAGGTGTTAACGATTCCGTTTATCTCGCCTACAACAAAGCCGTTTCCTTTTGTTCCGGCTTCGGTACAAGTGGCAGCTACATCTACATAAGTGCTTCCGACTGCTATCTCTGCGTATTCATCCGTCGCAAAGAATACGTCGTTGCCATTTGTTACCCTGCATCCTGCCGGTATGCTTACAGCTGATGCCAGCGCTGCGGCTATTGAAAATCTCAAAGTGCATTTTGCCGGTTCCTCGTCTTTTCTCTCCGTTCCTCTGAGTGCTGCAAGGTTATCAAGATAATCTCCGTAAGAGTAAGAAAGCAAGCTCATTTTTCCTGCAAAGTCTGCATACTGCATAGCCTGGAAGATCTGTAAAGCGCAAGCTTCAAGTATAAGCCTTGTAGGATTGCCTTTGGCCAAAGGTACCGGGCTTTTCCCTGTCTCTGCTTCGTACATATCCTGGTAGTCTTTTATCATCTTTGTGAGTATATCTTCACAGCTAATATCCTCTATAAAACTCACATCAGGGTAATTATCGTAATTCATTGTCAAGCCTCCTCGTCCTCTTCCTCGGTTTCTTCTTCCGGTTCGTAATTGTCATTCTTTATAAAGTGAACGTGCGGCACCATCTGGCCATCCGTCCCCGGTGTGAATGTCACGCTGTCAACCTCTGCTCTCGGCTCATAGCGGTTAACCTTGTCGATTATCTCAACGCTTATCATGTTCTGCCCTATCGGTTCAGGGTATCCAACTATGCCGTCATAATCAATTCCAAACTCCCGGTCAAGTGGCTGGCTCCCGGCCCTTACTGATAGCAAGGTCTTAAGGCAAGTAACCACATCTTCAAACTCTTCAGGGCTAAATCCCTCGTTATCTCCGTAAACTACTACGTCTGCCATAAGTCACCTCTTATAAATACTCCGCTAATGTCAGTGTTGTTTTTGCCGATACAAGCTTACCGTCAAGTATGATCTTATCCCATGTCTCGCTCATGGATTCTATAACCCATTGATGCTTGCCTATCTTCTTTCCGCCTATAACGAATGTCAGCGGTGTTCCTTTCTCAACAGCCTTTTCTATCTTTTCAAGTACCTTCCTCGGATTCACTCCCATTTCGGAATTAAGCTGTATCTCTATAGATGTCTGCCGCCTGTCAGCTCCTAAGAACTCCGGCCGGGGCTTCTTGTTTATCAGACTGTGCGCTGTCCATCTTCCCTTGACTGTCTGATTCATTGTCTCGAATGTAAGTATCTTTTTTGACGATACGGAAAAAGTTATCAGCTGCCCTAAGTTTCCAATCTTCATCCGTGTATCTCCTTCCGTTATCCTTCACAACCTACTTAAGTATATACTTAAGTAGTCAGATGTTTTGTAATGCCTGCTCCAAAGCTTCTATTCTCTCAATCAGATGTGAGAATGTTTCGGACTTTCCGCCACCCGATAATGATATATCGCCGCCTGCCGATAATGTCATATTGCCGCCACTTGTCATTCCCATTGTTCCTGTGGCTGTCGCTGCCATGTTCGCCCCGGCAGTAACATTGATGTCCTTATCTGCATCCGCTTGTATGTCATCGTCACAATCAATGTCCAGCTTTTCTTTGCTGTAAACCGCTATATCGCCTTTGGCTGCTTCGATTTCAAGTGTTCCTTCCGTGGACTTGATTAAAAGGTCGTGTGTCTCAATATGGGATCCTTCTTCGTTATCTAAAGTAAACTCCCAGTCATCCCCTGTCATTCTCAGACGTTTTGTTATAAGAGTTGTTAAGTCCTCTTCCGTCACGCTCAAATAGGTTTCTTCCGTGATATCTTTTCTGAAGATCTCGCCTTCTTCTAAGTCTGCCTTTACTTCGTTATCCTGTGAATAGTATTTACCGAGTACAAAGCCCGTAGAGCTTCCGGAATGTAAATGTGCCGTGAGTACTGTGTCGCCCACTTCCGGCATTAAATATTCACCGTTAAATGTAAGCAGTGGAAGTTTGACTGTTGCGTTGTCGTCATCCTCATAAGCTACAATAACCTTTCCTTCTTCCGGGAATACCTGTGTAACTTCTCCTATCCTCAGATCATCCATTGTCTCGCTCCGTTCTTTAGTCCTTTACAAACTTCATGTTCTTACCGGCCTTCTCTGATTTCTTTTCAACAAGTGCCAAAGCCTTCTGTGAAAATCCTGCACTCTTCTTTGTAGTCTTTTTGCTTGACTTCTTTTTCTTTGTGGTTTCCTTCTTCACTTCTTTTTCAGCTGCCGTCTCGTTAACCTTTATAGGATCCTGTACTCTATGAAGAGAAAGATTAGTAGTATATCCGCTTCCGGTGACATTATGCTTAACTGTATCAACATAGTATTTACCGCTTAACTTTCCTAAGTCTGTTATTCTTACGCACTGGCTGGCAGATATCCCATACTCGCCGGGTACCGTTATTTCCATCGTCTCGACTTTTCGGTTTGCCTCGTTCACCTTTGCCGCCGCCTGTAGCTCCGCATCATATCTTGATGTAACCTGAGAATTGAAAGCGTACATCCTGCCTTCTTTTCCCATCGTGACTACAATCTTTCTGTCGGGATCCGTCCGTTTCTTGTCTGCACTGTTCCACTTAAGCGTTACTCCGGTGTAGGTTCCTTCAACCGTCGTGTTGTAGCTCCACTTTATAAGTTCCTTCTCGCTTATGTTTCTGACTGCTGCCTTCGCTTCATATTGCACGGGATCAAATATAACTATCTTGTGGTTATATGTTTTCATGGCCATGCCGTATTTTTCGCATAAGCTGGCAAGAAACGCACTGTCTGTTTCGTTGTTCTGCTCTATCTCTTTTATCTGTATCTGGTTTCCTTCGTAGTAAACCTTTACGCCTGCTGCCTTTGCTACCTTGACCGCTATTTCCTGCAAGGTTGTTTTTGTCCATGTCTTGTTTATGGGCTTGCTCTTAAAGTCCTGCATTGTCGGTGTACTGACTCCGCCTAAGCTGCACTCCATGGGCCGCCCTGAGAATGAGATATCATCTATCAGAAATGTTCCGCACTCAAAAGCCTTCGCCTTTTCCCAGTCCTTCGGGACTATCTTTATCGTGACTGCTGCCCCTCGCTCCGGCATATACTTTTCTATCCACTCTCTATCTATGTCAGCTATCGTAAGGCTTATGCTGTCC